CTGAAAGCACTGGTCCTAAAGTTTAATACAGGTATTACTTTGCATGTTTTCAGAAACGGAACAATTGCTTTTAGCGGAATAAAGTCACTCGATTCTGTAAATGAACCTCGAGACGTTTTCAAGACACTAGTAAAGAACAGTACCGCAACTGTTTTTACGGGATCTCCCCATTTCAGAATTCCAAAATTCACAAATGAGCCAAGAAAACGCCTGGCAGGGAGATACCCGTTGGCAGCGAATGGGGACTGGGCCAAAATTCCGACGTATCGCCCACCCCTCGGGTACTACGTTCGCCCGGGCACGGATGGGCTCCCACGTCTTTATCCGTACCAGTACTTGCGCAAGTTGCAGGAGGGTCCAGTCGTAGAGAACGGACCGCCCGTCAATCTGGGCCCACGCGCGCCCCTCGTCAAGAAGGCGTTTGAAAATGTAGGAAAACCAATCCCTGAATTCACTCTCCAAGTTTTTAGAAATGCAGGATTTCCACTCAACTCGCGCACTCCCGAGAACAAGGTCCGATATGCACAAACGGCCGAGCGGCGTGCCCCGAGCTGGAACGCAACCAAGAACGGCTTCTATGTGCGCCCGGGACCTGGTCGCCAGCCCTACTGGGCCAAGGTTCCCAAGGGGGTCGCCGCCGGACGCGCAACTGTGATTAAGCGTTACAGTGAGGCTGGCCGGAACATTCCTGCGGCCGTGAGAAAGATTTTCAAAATTACAAATAACGTAAAGACATCTACAAATAGCGGTCCTATGCACAACATAGGCAAAAACGGAAGCATCAACGGGCGCCAGTGGAGACGCCTCACCAAGCCAGAACTTTTGGCCGTGGCCCGAAACATGGGAATTCCTCAAGTATCAAACAAGATGACCCCGGCAAATATCGCGGGTCACATATTAGAAAAGGCCCACCCCCGAGCCAATATCCTAGCAAAGATTAAACTGCCACCCCCACCCAAACCGCGAACTCCGAGCTCGGCCGGTTCGAACAACAACAATTTTGCAACAGAATTGGAGTATCAATACAAACTCCAGCAAAACCTTGGAAATAACTTGTATCATAACGGAAACGAGGCTGAATTTATGAAGATTTACAAAACCTTGCCAACGGGTGCCCGCGGAAAACCCCTCAAGGCTGCCCTGAACTCTGCCTACAAGCGTTTCATAAAGAATCAGTACCTGTTCCGGGGACGCGAATTCCCCAAGAAGCCCAGGGCCCCCAAAAATCAGTCCCTCAATTACGTGTATAATATTCCTAGAACCGCATCAAACTTTTCAAATGTTTTAGAAAAGGCCGGAATTAACACAAGAAAGGACTGGACATGGAACGAAATTCGCGTGGCCCTCAAGGGGAAGGTGACGGCCACACAACTGAAAAAACTAAAGACTCAATGGAATTCTAACGTGGTCGCAAAGGCTCCTAGCACGGGCGCGGCGGGACGAGTGAAGCGCAAGGTGAAGCGTTCTTAGATGCATTTCAAAATATCAAACACTTTGTATACTATGTTGTAGAGCTCATTCTTTGTCGTGACCTTTTCGGGTTCTACAATCTCCATCTCGACCTGATAGCTCGTATCGTCATCACAATCGGGATCATCAGGGTTCCCCTTGACCTTGCTGAGATCGATCGAAAGATTTTTCCGAACAAAAGACCAGCGCTCCCTTGTCTTTTGCTCTGTACTCGTCTCTTCGCCATCATACTCGAACGGCTCCTCTGTGGAGATGCCGAGTCGAACATCAAATGGGTGTCCCTCGAGTGTAAAGTCATTCACCTGCACGCGCTTCTTGATTTGACCAACCTGCTCATCAGTCTCTTCATTTATGCAGACCCTCTTATTTCCCTCAAAGTAATACACTGTAGAAGACTCGTGATTCTTCGTTTCCCACCCAGTGTATTTATCTAGGGACCGCAAGAGCTTCTGAAAAGGCGCGAGACCCACATTTGTGTCAAACCCAGAGGATGCCTTTCTTCCGAATCTGAATTCAATTTCAATATTTGGACTCTCCTTGTGCTTGTTGATAATTGGCTCCCATTGGGTAAAAAGTGCGTCCATTGCTTTAGAGAATAGACTCGTGATCCTTTTAAGACAAATGAGAGGATTGTGGAATTTGGGCAACTCTTGTTATTTCAATACTGCTGTTCAGTGCTTGGCCCATGTTCCACCACTGACAAAACACTTTTTTTTCGAGGACCTGTCGGGGATCCAGTGTGATATTACAAAAGAATATCAAAAGGTTGTGAAACAGTTATTCATAAAGGGGGAAACATCACCCGTGAGCCCGAGTGATCTCTTCGGGGCCTTTCGGGCCCAGTTCCCACGGTTTGCAGACGGTCAGCAACACGACGCCCAAGAGGTTGTCCTTTTACTCATAGACGTTTTCGAAAAGTCCCTCGGAAAAGAATTTGTGACCGATCTCTTCAATGGGGAGGAGTCCCAGGAGACCGCATGGAACCAAGGAACCTCGGAAATAAAAACATCTTTCACGTCAATATTGCTCAATGTGAGTGAGCCAAGCCGTCTCCAGGATTTACTTGAGGACCGACAAAAATCAATTTTGATCCAAAATTACATTGAAGAGGGTGGGACCCTTCATGAAGAGGCCAAGGTGACGAGCCGTGTGGATCGGTGGCCCAAGTTTATCAGTTTTACATTTACGATGTATGACTATAAATTTCCGATCGAAATTCCTTTCGAGTTTGAGGACCGGAAGCTATTTGCATGCATACTTCACAGGGGGAACAGTCATGGGGGACACTATGCTCTTCTTGTGAGGCGCTACGACAAGTGGTACGTAAAAGATGACGAAAATATTCGGGAAATTCCCGACATCTCAGTTATGAAGGGGGAGTTTTATCAAGCGTGGTATCGCCCAATGAAGTCTCTTTGAAATTACACTAATTCATGAATCTTAATATCCTCTCTCAAATTTATCATTGTGCGAAAGTAGGTCCGGCGGTTATTGGCGTGGGTCTTGTCGGTCCGAATCTTTTCTACAAAAAACCCAAGATTTCCGTACCCGCATTCAACTATAGTGCCATCTGGCAAATCTGGGCGGCAGTTACTCAAGTGAAGTTCGGCCTCGAGGTAAGGTTCTCCGCGGTCCTGAACCCATAACTCCTTACCATTTCTTAATGCAAAATCAATAGTTATCCGCTCGCGCGGTTTCCACTTGAACATGGTCTCGTGAGTCCCCATCCGAATCGGCTCATTCACAGGGGTCAGCACAAGACCATCCGTCTCGTATTCAAACGTCTCGGGAGGTTTCTCTATTCCCAACCGATACATTGTCTTGATCCGAATTTCAAAAGGAGCCTGTGCGGTCTTTATGATTCCCTTGATGGCCTTTCGGGCCGCCTCGAGTCTCTGATCGAGCGGGGCATTCAAAAGACACTGACCCTTGACTCGAACGGCATCATGGACCATAAAGAGCACCTTGCCTTCTCTGGTCCTCACGAGCTCTCCGTCAAGCAAAGTGTCTTTTGGAACTCTTATTTTCACGGGCTCTATGTTGAACGCCCTATTTACCAAAAAGACACCCTCATCTGTGCTCACGAGAAGTTGTCGGACCCCGTCAGTTTTTTCGCACACAAAATACGGCTGTCTTTTGAGCCAAGAAAAGTGTCTCCGTTCGATCGAGACTGGCTGGGGTCCTGGGAATCTTCCATCAGATTTCCAAGACTCCTTGATGTATCCAAGGATGTTCATAGTTTTTCAAAGTTTCTTGCTTCTATCTAAGGTTCGAGATGAACACCTGAGGCCTCGAGGATATTTCCAAAACATTCGTGGGTATAGTGACAGACCACGACTGCCTCTGACATGACACCAATTTTGATGCCAATGTTCTGCAGGGTCCTGAACATCAATTCGGGAGAACCCTCAACTGGAAGCTTCACGAGTTCCTTTCCGCCCCGGAGTTTCTTATCGACCGCCTTGGAGTCCATAGCCCAGACGCGAGCGCTCGTACTCTTGCACTCATAAAGCCCATCTGCGAGTTTGCGACCAACCTCCGTGTCAAACTGGAGACCCCTCTGACCGGCAGGCTCGGTCGAACCCTCCTTTGTCTTCTTCTCAAACATCTTCCAGTCGATCCCTTCCTTGACTGACGGGAAGACCAACACCTGGACACCCTTATCAAAAGGTTCTACGACTTTGCTGAGAATTTCGTTATTTAGATTTGTTCCGTAGTCCATAAAAAAGATGCGATCACCGGTCTTTATAATCTTGGGAAGTTGTGTCCGATCGTCCAAAAAGTGAATCTCTAGGTGTTGTTGCCGTTGCATACAGAGCATGTGAATATTCATAGCGGTATGAAGTGTTGTGGCACTAATCGACCTGTTTTTTGTCACCATGCATACGTGAAGAACCGACATTTATTTTTAAAAGTTTCTAAGCCTTAACTAACTTAGAGAAGTTTTGTGTATATATTTTATGAGTCAAAAAAGCTTGGGACAATATTTTACTATTTCCGAGAATCTTCAAAATTTTGTTTTTGACCAAGTTTTACACAAGGGGAGTCATTTACTTGAACCGTCATTTGGAAAAGGTCACCTACTCCAGAAATTTATGACCCTGGATCCTCAATACCCAATGACTTGTTTTGAAATAGACACAAACGTAAAACCAATTGTATCATTTACAAATCAGCAAGTTATATGGGAAGATTTTCTTAAACACAATTTTGATATAAAATTCAAAACAATTATAGGTAACCCTCCTTATGTGAAGCAGAGTACCGGGAATCTATATCTAAAATTTATAGACAAGTGTGTTGATTTGCTTGCTGATGATGGAGAATTGATATTCATTGTTCCATCTGACTTTACAAAACTTACCGGGGCCGCTTCAATTCTTTATAAAATGGGCCAAGAGGGCTCCTTTACTCATTTTCTGTTTCCTCATGATGAAAAACTCTTTGATGGGGCGAATATAGATGTTGTTGTGTTTAGATATCAGAAAGGTTTGCATTTGTCCAGGGCTATTGTGAATGGGGTCGATACACCGTGTAGCATTGTTGATGGAATTTTGAGTTTTTCTGAAAATTCAGGAAAAAAAATTTCGGAACTTTTTGACGTGTATGTCGGTCTTGTGTCTGGAAAAGATTCTGTATTCAAAGTTTCATTCGGCAATATGGATGTTCTTACGGATAAGGACCGAGTCGAGAAGTTTGCATATGGTCTTGCGACTCCTGAAATTAGAACCCATTTGGAAGCTCACAAGGATGAGCTCAAGGCTCGTAAAATTCGCAAATTTTCTGAAGATAACTGGTTCGAATGGGGTGCTCCTCGAAATATCACACATATGGAGCGCCTCGTGGGAAGGCCCTGCATATACGTTCGAAACTTGACCCGTTCAAAAGAGCCAGCATTTCTCGGGACCGTCCAATACTTTGGAGGGGCCCTGTTGTGCATAGTACCCAAGGAACCAGTAGATTTGCAAAGGGTCGTAGATTTCCTGAATAGCGAAGAGACGAAGCGAGACTATATGTACGCGGGACGATACAAAATAGGACACAGACAATTGAGTTATATTAAACTATCTCAGCGGTTGCAAAATCCTTCCTTGATTCTATAGTCCTACGCACGGACTCTTGAACAGCTTTAGCGAGTTCGACCATCTTGTCGCTTCGGCTGGGAGCTACATAGCTCTTGTTCTCGAATTCCTTTTCCCAGTTAATCTGGATAACATTTGATGGATGTGCATTTATCACATAGGTATGAATATCGACCAAAGACTTGAGAAGGACGTCACCGGTCTTCTTATCTACTGCCAAGTAATAAAGCTCGGTCAATGGGTTCCTTTCAGTCACACGGGGAGTATTTTTTAGAATATCCCACATTTCGTTCATATTCATATCTTTGTTTGGAGGTTCTTTGCCTCCCCACGTAAATATGAGGCGCTTTTGATTCCAAGCATTATCGGCACTTTTCATATCAGTCATTTTAAGGTCGATGCAAATACCATCAACATTAAAATCATACCAGTGTCTTGGTTTTGCCTTTTCAAATTTATAATTGGGTTCAAGAGCATTTTGAAGTTTCGTGAGATACTCATCTTCCTTAAACGCGCTTACGTTACGGCCATCCCCTTGCATATACTCCATTGTAATAGTCTTGGCCGCCTGTCGGATAGCCTCGAGTGTTTCCATTTTTAGATATAAGAAGCAAGTGTTTATTTACAACTGATAAGACACGAATTTCAAGACTTCAGACGATCCTCGAGCTTCCCCTGGAACCGGATATTCCCCACGTGTCCAAGGACCGTCATGCAGTCCGCAAATATCTGACCACCCATCTGCTGCCACCGGCGACAGAATGCGTAATCCTCTGAAAGATATCTTCTGCTCTCAGGGTCAATCATACAATCAAAAACTGCACAGTATTCATCAAGGTCCTTATTCTGATGATCATTTACGCAATCGAGTTCCTTGTAATGATCAAACATCTTGGTAAATACATCGCGCTTAATCAGAAGAAACCCTGTTGGACCATCGAGCACCTCTGCAAATCCATTCTTAATTTGAGTCTGTCTATACTTGAAATTCATCACGAGCGAAGCGCTCACACGAGCCGGGTCCCGAGTCGTGTCCCCAGACTTGTAATACGAATCGACCTGATCCCACATCACAGTCTTCTTGGGATAGGCCGCACAGGACACATCGTGCCCGGACCGAATAAGGCGAATAACCGCCTCGGGGTCAAAGTGAATATCCGCGTCTATAAAGAGAAAGTGAGTCGCTTGGGTCTTTTGATAAAAACGAGCTACGGCGAGATTGCGCGCGCGATGGACAAGGGACTCATTTTCGGTCGTATCGAGCATCATCTGGATGCCGTTCGCTGCGCACGTTCGCTGGAGACGAAGCATAGACTCGGCATAAGCCTGGAGACACACGCCGCCATAACAAGGGGTGCTTACAAATAGTATTATTCCAGACATTTAATAATTAAGCAAGCTCCTTTTTAATTATAGTCTCAATCTTAGTCAGCGTCGGTTCTGAAACTTCGCAAATTCTGCAAATATCCTTCTTATTCGGCTTGAGTTCGAGCTCGTTCATCACTATGTATATCACAGCACAGCAAATAGCCTTCGGGGTCCGGCCCATCAAATCTACACAATCTTTCAAAGAATTGCAAACCTTGATCACCTTCATCTTCAAACGGCGCCGAATATCATCAGGAATAGTTGTGAGGCCGTTCATAAATCTCGGAACGAGGTCGGCCGGTTGCGTCACATGAACCTGGGTCTCCGGATTCTGCTCCTGATACATATCAAAAGTTCTCGAGATATCTCTGGAAGGAATCTCAAACGCATCCGCAATCTCCTTTGTGGTCCGAGAAACGTTAAATTCTCGACAGGCCTGAAATATACAATTCGCTTTGATTCCATTTCGAACAGCCCCTCGAGTCAGGACGGCTTCGTTGAAGGCTCTGTATTTCACCTTGGCCGAATACATCACATTCTCTTGAAGACCAAGAATGCCTTTTCCTATTCGATCCATTTCATTATACGCATGGAACAAAGCCCTGTCTTTGTGATTCATAGAGGCGTGCATATTGATAGTCTGTAGTTTCGACTTGCCCGACATCATAGTGTTCATCCCCCACGCAGCCGAAAAGAGGTCCGTATTCACGGGAGCTCCCACCCGCGAGGGATCGCCACTCCCTTCATCAGGGTTCCCTCCAGACCGCCATTCGGGCTCATCAGACAAAAAGGATTGATCTACAAGACCACAGTCTATACAGGTCGGAAGATCTATATCGACCCCTCCGAACACCTTCCGACCCCCGCAACGGGTGCAGGTGTATTCGTCTCCACTCTTGGGCTCTTCTCGGGGTTCAGCTCGAGCCATGAGAGTCTCAAGGTCTTGCCATATTTGATCCATTTTGAAAAAAATGGTGGTGCGCCCCCTTACCGTAGAAAAAACACGAATTCTTAGTATATGTCTGCCCCGGTCGTCGATCACGCCAAGCGCACAATTCTGAATGATATAAAGTCGAGTGGCCCCTTTAACCTTTTCAACATTGTGGCCCTGGTCGCCATCCTTGTGGTTGGATATTTCCTGTATAAGAAATTTACAGAAAAGTTCCAGAAGGGTGCAATTAGCATCACCCCGCAGGAGCCCCTCAAGGCGTCCAAGGAGTCGGCAACAATCATTGCTCAGGCTGCAGAGGTTCCCCCGCCAGCCGATGACGCTACTCCAAAGTGAGTGCCTTTTTTAGAGAACTGACAGTCTTGGCCTTTATTTTTTTATAAGGACTCAAGTGATTTAAAACATCTATATCTGCAGGTTTAATATTATAATCCAAAAGAACATCTATTTTCTCTTGTTCAGCAAAATATCTTAGAACGACCAGTTCATCGTGACAGAGTTTCTTCCCTGGCAGCCTTGTCGCGAGAGCATCTAAACGTTTTGCACGCATACAACTATTTTGATACTTTGTCCAAGTAGAACCTGGTCTCAATATATCAAGGCTGTGTCCTATTTCTACAGAAGGTAATATGCACCCCCAAAGATTAAAGTACTGTAAAAGTTCCCATTCACCCGCATAAACCCGAGTCTCTATAATATCTGCCCAGCTCATGCAGTCTATAATCTTTGTCAGGTCACCTGTACTGTCAGGGTAATTTTCATGTAAAATTGAAGCAATGTTCCCAGGCTCTTGTATCGGATATCCAATAAACTTTACAGGATTTGTTCTTGTTTTTTTAGACACAAGTGATGTTAGAAACTCGCGCGGACCCTTGAAATCGTCCCTCAGATCCGAGTCAAACTCTATACTCTGAGAGACGACCCTGAGATCTCCCGAACACGTGTCTATCACGCTCTGCTTGGCTTTTGGAAATATTTTTCTAATTTCATCAGAGGTTTTTACGGGCATTTCATATATTTTTAGTTCAAAATCAAACTTTACATTGATTTGTGATATTATAATAAACACGCCAGATGTTGGAGGCCCGGTAATCTCTCGGATACCTATGAGATCATGGACACATTCATACTCGTCCAAGACCACTGGAAGGTTTGAACTTTTAATTTTAGTTAAAAATTCAATCGTATCCTGTCGGCTCTTGAGAATATCAGGAGTCAGTTCAAGATACTTGTCGAGTGTGTTATGGACGAGCCAGGTTTTCCCAGTTCCTGTCTTTCCCATGACGCAAACCGCATTCCCGAGCTTCGTAAATTCATTCTCGATTTTTTGTTTGCCTTTAGAATAATAACGATCCATGGCTCAGAGTGAAGATGGAGAGGATGAGTCTCTTACAAGGCAGGTATTAAATATGATACTTGAAAATAACGCGCTACAGGGGGCGGTTTTCCCTTATATAACTGGTTATATTGTTTTTAATGTCATCTTACTGAGTTTATTAATTTATATCTCGGTAAGAATTAGCTTACGATGACTGTAAAGCTCTACAGGGCCCGCAATGGCATCCATAAATTCATGGCCGTTTTCCCAAATGGAAAGGTTGTCCGGTTTGGGAGAAAGGGGTATTCTGATTACACTATACACAAGGACAAGAACCGCATGGAACACTATCTGAACAGACACCGGAAAAGGGAAAACTGGGGAAAGGGTGGTGCTCAAACGGCTGGTTTCTGGTCACGGTGGCTTCTCTGGTCGAGACCCTCTTTTAATGGGGCCCTCCGCCAGACTCAGAAAGTACTTGGTCAAAAAATAGTATTTGCAAAATAGTAGATGGGTGTCGAAGCAAATTTAGCCAAGAAGGCGGCAATCAAGGCGGCCGAATACGCAGTCCCAGGCGCGGGTGAAGCGCTCATGGCCAAGAACGCAGCTCAGGGGACAGCGCGCCTTGTATCGTATGGCTTGGCCGCATGCGCCTTTAGCATGTTTGCAATATTCATAGGAACTTTGGCCGGATGGATCCAGCAGAACAATATGGGTTCTAAAGCAGACGCAACCAAGAAACAAAACTTGTATAATTCTTGGATCGCATTTTTGGTCCTCTTCGTATGTTGTATGATATTGTGGACTATGGCACACAAGGCGGCTACATTCAAGATTGCAGGAGTATTATAAAATGTTACAGTATATTAACATGGGTTTTCACGAGGCTATGATACCTATGGCGTTTTTCGTCATTGCAATTTGTGCCATCGCATTGTCGTCAATAAATATCCAAACATATTTGACGACAAACAAGGCCAAAGATTCAAATTTTAATTTTTCATGTGTAATTTTGGCATTTTCTATTCTTGCCCTCGGCGTTTCTGGATATTTCACGTTTCAGAGTTTCAAGGCCCCGGCTCCAGAAGTTGTTCAGGCTGCCGTGGCTCAGGCAAAGGCTCTGAACGAAGGCGCCATTCAATCAGTCGAAAACGCAATTCCTACAACCAACCAAGTTCAGGGCCTGAATACTCCAAACGCGGTCCGTGCTGCCCAGAGCGAAATGAACTCAAACATCGACAAACTCATTTCGAGCCTCCAAGAGACCAAGGGAATGAAGAACCAGCAACTTCAGGCACGTCTCCAGGGTCTGATTGCGGCCGCACAGGCTATGGCCGCGGCAACTGCTGGGTCTGGTTAAAAAGACCCTGCAGGTTTCATAGGTATGGGAACTTGCGTTCCCATTGGAGTTGGCGTAGGTGGAGCACCTGCAATTCGCGTCTGAAGACCAGACGCGGCACGAGCAACTCGCGCATTTAGTCCAGCCTTTGCTGAATTCGCGAATTGTTGGCCATAACCTGAAGCTGCTTTTTTCAGAACATTGGGAGTAATACCGAACGTGGACGCAGTTTTCATTATACCTCCCAAGGTAAAACTTGGTTTCTTTTGACCGAACATTTACTATATTACACTATTTAATTTGCCTGAGAACAAGTAGCGCTCAGAGATCGAAACGCCTCTGGAGTGCTGCGGACATCGTAGTTCATAGTATGATCTGCGGCAATACCAATGGCCCCAGCCTCTGCAAACGCATCCTGATTCGCCCCAAGATACATAATAGTCCATCCCTCCTTCTGCTTCAGCTCGATGAGGTCCTTGATGTGCGCCTTGGTGTATGTCTTTGAGGAGTTCTCGTGACCATCTGTCAGAATGATGAGGGTCGGTGATGTCGCCTCGGCCTCCTTGATTGTGCTCCCGATGGCATCCAAAAGCGCAGTTGACCCGCGGGGCTTGAACGTCTCACGGGTCAGAGGCTTGACATTCTTGAGATCTACATTCGAGTAA